GCCGTCTGCGCCCTCCGCGTGCAGATCACCGACGACAAAACGCGCCTGATGCCCGCTGGCACCTTTCACGCACCGCGTGGGGCTGCTGAGGGCACTGGCCCGTGGCACCTGTCTGCCGAAGCCGCCACCGCGATTATCCGCCTGGCAGCTGCGCGCAGTACTGACATCGCCATCGACTACGAACACCAAACCCTTTACAGCGAACAGAACGGCAAGCCTGCGCCTGCCGCTGGCTGGGTTGACCCGCGCTCGCTTGAATGGCGGGACGATGGCCTTTACGGCGCTATCGCCTGGACGGCTAAAGCCCGCGCGGCGATCACGCCGGGGCCAAACGGCGAGCCGCCTGAATACCTCTATCTCTCCCCTGTTTTCCCGTACGACGCCAACGGTGTGCCGCTCGACCTGTTGCACCTGGCGTTAACCAACACCCCCGCCATCGACGAAGGTGCCGCGCAGCTTGCCGCTGCGCGCATGTCGGTAACGCACGAACCCTCCGAGGAGACTGACACCGTGGACCGTGAACAACTGATTGCCGCACTCGGCCTGGCGAAGGACGCCACCGACGAACAGATCGACAGCGCCATTGCCGCGTTGAAAACCGCCGCCGACGATGCCGCCGCATTCCGCAAGGCTCTGGGTGCCAAAGACGACGCAAAACCGGATGAAGCGGTAGCCGCCCTGAAGTCAAAAAGCGCTACTGCCCCGCCGGACATGACCCAGTACGTGCCCATTGCGGTGTTCAAAGAGACCACCGACCAGCTAGCCGCACTGAAAGCTAATAGCAACTCCGCCGAGCTGGACGCGCTGATCAAGGAAGGCCTCGACGACGGGCGAATTCCCGGCAAAGCCACCGCCGATTGGCTGCGCGAGCAAGGCATTGCCGCGTGCAAAGCCCACCTTGAAGGCGCGCCCAGCATCGCCGCGCTCAAAACCGGCCAGACCCAAACCCAGGGCAAGCAACCCGACGGTGGCAAGGGCGGTGATGACGACAAGCTCAACGAATCAGAGCTGGCCGTCTGCAAAGCCATGGGCCTGACGCCTGAACAGTACCGCGCCGCCAATCCCGCGCCCGCTGAATAAGCAGGCTCAGCACTAACCCAATAGGCAAGAGGATCACCCCGTGACCGCTGCAACCAAGAACCGAAACACACCGCATCGCCTGGGCTTGTCACGCGGCCTGTTAGTCGCCGCTGCTGCCGAGTGCTTTGCGGGCACCATCGCCGTCATCAATGCCACTGGTTTTACAGAGCCAGGTAAGACGGCCACCGGCCTCGTTGCTGCTGGTGTTTTTGAACACTACCAGGACAACACCGACGGTGCGGATGGTGACGAAGTCGTGGAAGTGAAACGCGGCAACTTCCACCTGGCCAACTCCGCCGGTGCCGATGAAATCACCGCCGCTGATATCGGCAAGGTCTGCTACATCGTCGATGACCAGACGGTGGCCAAAACCTCCGACACCGATACCCGCTCCCCCGCTGGCATTGTCGACGACGTCGACGATGCGGGCGTGTGGGTCAACATCGACCCGACTAACGGCGTTGCCGCTAGCGTGTAATTGAGGACACTCGCATGGATCTGACAAGCGCAAATTTACAAGCCCTGTTCAAGGGTTACCGCACGAACTTCCAACAAGGCCAGAGCTCGCTGGGGCCAGAAGCGTCGCTGTACGAAACCTTCTGTACCGTGGTGCCTTCCACCACTGCTGTTGAAGTCTACCCGTGGCTCAAGAGCCTACCCCGTATGCGCGAATGGTTGGGCGACCGCGTTATTCACGGGCTAGAGGGTAGCGACTTCTCGATTCGTAACCGCAAGTTCGAGCTAACTGCTGGCGTACCCCGAGACAATATCGAAGACGACACCTACGGCCTGTGGGCTCCCGTCTTCGAGGAGTTCGGGCGCAGTTCGCGCGAGCACCCCAATGAGTTGGCAGTCGAGATGATCGAAGCCAATCCTGAGTGTTTTGACGGACAGCCGTTGTTTGATACCGACCACCCCATGCTGGATAAGGATGGCAAGGAAGTGTCTGTAAGCAACGACATGGGTGGCAGCGGTGATGCTTGGTACGTGATGGACTGCTCAAGGGCAATCCAGCCGGTAGTGTTTCAACGCCGCCGAGATTACAACTTTCGCGCCCTCACCGACCTCATGGACTCCAAGATATTCATGACCGATGAGTTCATGTTCGGTACCGATGCGCGAGTCAATGCAGGTCCTGGCCTTTGGATGCTCGCGGTTCGCTCCAACCAGGAATTCAATGCCGCCAACTACAAGGCAGCCCGTGAGCAGTTGCAGAAGTTCAAGGGCGATTACGGCAAACCTTTAGGGCTACGCCATACGCACACCATGGTGCCCACCAGCATGGAAGGCGCGGCCCGCAAGGTGCTGCAAAACACCTTGGCCAGCGGCGGTGAGACCAACGAATGGGCCAATACCTCGACGCTTGTTCTCAACCCCTGGTTAGCCAGCGCCTAACGGCCCGTTAACCGGTGATGACTCGCAGTGCCTGCCCCGGCGGGCACTGCGCAACGGAGATCCCCATGGCAGCACCTAAAACCACCACAGCAAAAGCCAAGCAGGCGGCAACGCCAGCACAAGCCAGCGCACCGAAGGCGGAGCAGGATGCAAACGCCAAGAGCGCCCAGAGCACCCCGAGTGCCACGAGCGCCAAACAAGCCCCGGCAACGGAACTGCCTGGCGTTTTCATCCGCACCAAGCGACGCGTCAAAAGCCGCCGCCGGGCGGGCTTTCGCTTCAACCGCGAGGGGGTCGGCATTTCGCTGGAGCTGCTGAGCGAACAGCAGTTGAAGCAACTGCGCGAAGACCCGGCCCTGGAAGTGACCGACTGCACCTTCCCGGTTGATGACGCCAACACCACCCCGGAGGCCTAACCCATGCCCTACTGCACTCAAGCCGACCTGGTCGAGCGCTTTGGCGAGAACGAGCTGCTCGATCTGGCTTCCGACGATACCGGCCTGGCCATTGATGCCCCTGTCGTGGATGGCGCTATTGCCGACGCCAGCGGCGAGATCGACGGCTATGTGAGTGCAGCGGGCTACACGGTGCCGCTTTCCAATGTGCCGCGCATCATCACCGCCTACGCCTGTGATATTGCCCGTTATCGGCTATCCGATGACCGCGCCACCGAGCAGGTCACCAAACGCTACAACGACGCGGTGAAGTTCCTACGCAGCGTCGCAAAGGGCGAAGTGCGGCTTGGTATCGCCTCATCGGAAAGCGCAGCGGGAAGCGCCGGTAACGTGATGATGGAAACCGGCCGCCGCGTGTTTGGCGGGGGTGGCTTCTAATGCTGGCCAAGATTGAAGACGCCATTATCGAGCGCTGCAAACGTGTGCTCGACGATCACGTCAAGACGGTGGAAGACCTGCCGGGCAAGTGGAATAAGAACACCCTCAAGGCCGCGCTGCGCAAAGTGCCTGGCGTGTTTGTCGCCTGGGGCGGTGCGCGGGGCGACGGCGACCTCGTCCAGCCCACCACACAGAACCGCTACGTGGTGTACGTGGTGACTAGCCACGCCAGCGGGGAGCGTGAACGCCGCCGTGGCAACGCCCGCCAGGTGGGTGCCTATGAACTGCTCGAACGCGTGGTGCCCGCCGTGCATGCGCTCACTGTGCCTGATGTGGGCAGCCTGACACTTGAGAGCATCGACAACCTCTACTCCGATCACTTCGACAAGGAAGGCGTGGTGGTTTACGCCGCCGCATTCCGGCTGAAGGTGCTATGGCCAGCAGCGTTTGACGTTAACGACCTCAACCCTTTCGAGCTTTACACCGGCACTCACCACATCGGCGGCGAAGACGATCCCGACACCGAAAGCCGCGTCGTGTTACCCCAACCCGAGGAGGACTAACCGTGCCATCCATTTACGTTAAACCGCGCCTGCGCGATGCCAAGAAGCCCGACCAGGGCGTGCTGCTGGTGCGCCGCGAAAGCAACGGCAAGCCGATCACTGAGAAAGGCGCGCACGTTGAGCTGACCCCCTACATCCGTCGCCGGTTGCGCGATGGCGACCTGGTGAAAGCCAATGCCCCGGCCAAACCCAGTCGTGCCAAAGCCGCCGCAAAATCCACCGCTAGCGCCGCCGATGCTGGCGAGCAGGAGGCCTAACCCATGGCTGATATTACCGCCGGTGTCTTCAACGACATCCCCAGCGCCCTGCGTATTCCGAGCGTGTTTATCGAGTTCGACGCGCGCCTGGCCAACTCGGGCGTGTGGCAAACCCGCCTGCTGGTCATGGGCCAGCGCTTCGACTCAGGCGAGAAAGATGCCCTGAGCCTCGACCGCGTGACCAGTGGCGATCAGGCCGACCGCTACTACGGGCGCGGCTCCATGATTGCCGAGATGCTGCGCGCCGCGTTAGAGATCGACCCCTATATGGAGACCTACGGCCTTGCGCTTGACGACGCGGCAGCAGGTACCAACGCCAATGGCTCCATCAGCGTGGCCGGTACCGCGCTACGCGGCGGCACCGCTGCGCTCTACATTGGCGGCTACCGCGTGCGCGCCGGTGTTGAAGCCAGCGACGACAGCGAGACGATCGCCCAAGCCCTGGTCGACGCAATAAACGACAACGGCCGCGTCCCCGTCACCGCGACGATTGAAGGTACTGACACCTCATTGATCAACCTGGACTGCAAGTGGGCAGGCAACACCGGCAACGATATACACCTGGTGTTTAACGCCAAGGGCGAGCGCGGGCTCGATGGCGTCACGTTTGAGATCACGCAGCTCACCGGCGGCGACGGGAACCCGGACATTGGCGATGCCATCGCCGCCATGGGCGATGAGTGGTACCACTACATCGCCTGCCCGTATACCGACACCGCCAACCTGGATGAGCTGACCACCGAGCTCGACCGCCGTTACGGCCCGATGGTGCAGATGGGCAGCCGTGCGTTTGCCGCCTACCGGGGCACTCACTCAGAAACAGGTACCTTCGGCAGCGAACTCAACAGCCCGCACCTCACCGTGATGGGCACCGGCCAGGCCGTTAGCCCAACGTACTTGTGGGCAGCGACCTACGCCATGGTCGCGGCCGGTTCGCTGACCAACGACCCGGCCCGCCCGTTGCAATACCTGGCGCTGCCCGGCCTGATCGGCCCACGCAAAGAAGATCGCTGGGACAAACCCGAGCGCAACCTGCTGCTGTTTGATGGCATTGCGACGTTTACGGTCGCCGACGACGGCACGGTGCAGATCAACCGCGAGATCACCACCTACCAAGTCACCGAAGCGGGCGTGGAAAGTGACGCCTACCTGGACATCCAGACGCCCGAGACGCTAGAGCGCATCCGCTACGAGCAGATCAGCCGCATTCTCTCGAAATACCCGCGCCACAAACTGGCAACCGACGCCGACGCGGCCATCTACGGTGCTGGCCAACCGATCATGACGCCCAACGTCGGCAAGGCCGAGCTGCTTGATCTGTACCTCGACTTTATTGAGAAGGGTTGGGTGCAGGATTACGAGGGCTATGCCGCAAGCCTCACCGCCAACATCGACCCCGACAACAAGGCGCGGCTTAACGTGATTGACTCGCCGAAGCTCGTTGGCCAGTACCGCATCCACGCGATGCAGACCCAATTCCGCCGCTAATGGCGCGTTATTAACCGCCGTTTAAGGAGTGCGTAAATCATGACGCAACTGACAGGCAAAGCCACCGTGAAGGTCGACGGCTCGGAGCTACTCACCGACGTCGACTCAACACTGAACCTCGGCGGGTTTAGCCGGGAGTTCATCAACGGACCCCGAGGGCCGCAAGGCTATCGTGAAACCCCCGAGGCACCCTCGCTCACGTCCACCGTGCGCCACACCGACAATACCAACCTGATTAGCCTGAGTCGTATCACCGGCGCCACGGTGATCTTTACCACCGATACCGGCGATGCCTATGTGCTTCGCCGCGCAGCGGTGACCGACACAGTCGAATTGAGCGGCGGCAATATCCGTCTCAACTTCGGCGGCATGGGCGTGGAGAGACTCTAATGGCAGGCACAAAACTACCCGTATCCCTGATTCACGGCCTCAAGATCGGCGAGGCCGTATGTAAAGACGTGGTATTGCGCGAAGCAACCGCTGGCGACGTGCTTGAAGCACAGGAAGCCGCCGAGAAGTTGATGATGGTGCCCAACGCTGAAGGTGGCTTTGAACCAATGCTGGTGGTCAGCCCATCCCGCGTCGGCGTTGAGGTGCTGCGCCGCCAGATCGTCACCATCGGCGACGTCTCCGGCCCGCTGGATCTCAAGCTGATGCACCGGCTCGACCCTGAAGACCTCAACCTGCTGTTGGCCAAGAGCGAGCAGCTCGACGGTGCCGCCGTTGCTCAGACCCAGGAGGGAACGACACAGCGGGGGCGAGGCGATAGCGATCGCCCAGCATCTGACAAAGCTGATGTGGGTGATCGCGACAAGAACGGGGTGGAGTGAAGCCGATCAGCGCGGCATGACGCTGCGCCGGTTACTCGGCTATATGAACCAGGCCAGGAGTTGAAATGAGCGAATTACGCGCTTCAGTGGTGATGGATCTGCGCGGCAACCTTGAGCGGCAGTCACGCCGCTACGAGGGGGCCATGCGTACCATGGCCAATAACGGCCAACGCCACATGACCCGCTTGCAGCGCGTAACCGGCGGTGTCGGACGCCAGCTCGACCGCGTTGGCAACCGCTGGGTGGCGCTGGCCACCGGTGCGGCTGGTGTGGGCGTCGTGCGTAACTTAACTGGTATTGAAGAGCGCTGGGAGCGCCTGGGTATTAGCATCGGCAAAAACCGTGAGGAGATGGAAGCCTGGCGACACGAGTTAAGAGATATTGCGCGTGCGGAAGGTGTAAGGATTGATTCAAACGAACTCACTAGCGCAGTGGAACTGGTAGCTCAGAGCATTCAGGACGTTGAATGGGCTCGTGAAAGCATGGAGGGCATGGCTGTTGCCATTGCTGCTACCGGAGAGAGCGGTGATGTCATCGGTCAATTAGCGCTGGAGATGCATCGTTTCGGTGCTGAATCTCAAGATGTGGTCCGTATATTTGACACGTTAGAACGCCAGCAAGACGGGCAGCGAATAAGCATTCAAGGCATGGCGCAGGTGCTACCAGAGATGCTTGGAGAGTACTCGCGATACGGTCGAGAGGGCACTCAGGCTATTACTGAGCTAGGCGCAGCACTGACGACTGTCGTCGAAGGTGGTATGGATCCTTCACGCGCACGGCGCTCAATGCGTGGCGTAATGGAAGTGATTGCAGATCCAGAATGGCAACAAAAAGCGCGTTCACATGGTATCGCGATGGAAGATGAGGCAGGTCAGGCAAGAGCGCTAACTGATGTAATGCGCGAAGTTGCTGAGTTTCGTCGTGACCATAACCTACGGCTGGGTGACATGGGCTTTTCTGAGCAGGCGGCGCGTGCTTTCGGTGCTCTGACCAGTGATGAAGGTATACGCAACTTGAATAGGCTGATGGAGATACAAGGTGATGGAGAGCAGATCACTGCAAAATCAGCGCGTTCATCAGAGACAGCTGCTGCCTCTATTCGCAGCTTGGGTAGTGCATGGGAAGACTTCGCAGACTCGAATCTAAGTGGATCGATACAAGAAGCAGCCGATGCACTGAACAGCCTGGATCAAGAGACCGTCGACCGCTGGCTGAAGATTGCCGGTATCACCGCAGGTGGCGTGGCGGGCCTTTATGCACTGCGCTCGCTGGGCCGCCTGGGCGCTGATTTAGGGCGTGGAGCCGGTGTGCTCAGAAACCGCTCAACGTCCGGCGGCGTCGCCGGTGGGCTAGGTGCTGCCAGCAGCATGGCCCCGGTGCCGGTATTTGTCACCAACATGGGTGCGCTGGGCGGCGGTGGATCGCCTGGCCGCACAGGTGGTACTCGCAAGGGTGGCGGCTACACCCCACCCAGCACCCGCACCGGTGGCAGTACCTCAACGCCTACTACATCCCAAAAGCCCAGGCTCTCCAGCCAGGCGCTAAGCGCTGCCTTAAAAGTTGGAACCAGCACGGGCGCAGTCGTTGGCCGATCCCTTCCTGCCATCAGCACCGTGCTGGCGGCTCAAGGGATCGGCGGGCTGATCGAGGACGCCGTAGAGCGCACCGAAACCGGCGGCAAAGTCGGCAACTACGTGGAGCTGGCCAGGGAGTCGGCCAAGCAAGCCGTCATGGAGTACGGGCGCAATTCAGTGGACACCTTCCGCGATGCGGGCGAAAGCGTGCTACGCATCTTCGTTGACCAGGACGGCCGAGTTAAAGACGCCCGCGCTGAGCGAGGTCAGGGCGGGCCGGAGATCGATGTGGATCTGGGTAACTGGAGGGCGTGGCAGTGATTTTATCTATCACGAAGATTTGCCAAGTTTTCCCTAGAAGCTCGCTTAATTCCCGAGCTATGCCACATCACAGCGAAGAAAAGCCACGTGACTATATAGCCCCACCAAACCATGTCTGGAACAAAGTAGAGCATCAAGGCCGTGATTATCGTGGCAAAGATGGCTGCGTTTCGCGCGATTTTCTGGGTTGTGTTCATTCATTTTCCTCCCTGCGTCAACGGAGTGTAGCCCAATGAGCTGGCGTGATCGAATCGGCGACGGCACTGCGGTGTTTCGCGGCGTCACCCTGTACCTTGAACGCGGCTCGATTAGCCCCGGCCGCCGGGTGCAGGTGCATGAATACCCGCTGCGCGATGAGCCTTACGTGGAAGACCTCGGCCGCAAGGCGCGTGAGTGGCAGGTAACCGGCTACTTGCTTGGCGAAGAATACGACATCCAGCGCAACCAGCTAGCCGAGGCTCTGGAACTGCCCGGCGCGTTCGAGATGCGCCACAGCTACTACGGCACCCATCGGGTGGTGCTCACCGGCGACCCACGCATCACGGAAAGCACCCGTGAAGGCGGCATGGCGCGTGTGAGTCTCACGGTGCTACGCGCCGACGATGCTCCGCGCTACCCCACCGCCGTGGCGGATACCCAGCAAGTCGTAGCGTCTGCCGCCGAATCGTCACGCCTGGCGATTCTGGATGAGTTTATCGATGCCTTCGAGATCGTTGAGCTGGCCGTCGACCGCGTCGCGGCCGTGGAAGCCACCATACTGGGCGCGATCAGCGAGATCGAAGGCGTCATTGGTGGCGTCACCGGCACCATCAGCCGCCTGATCCGCACCCCCGCCGAACTGGGCGCGGCGATTCTTTCCAGCATTGGCCAGATCAAGCACATGTTCGGCGAGCCGGGGCGAGCCCTGGGCGTTTATAGCGCGATGTTTGGCACTGATAACGGCGAGGTGGCCACCGTGCCGCCGAGCGCACCGCTACCCCAAGCCACCCAGATACGCGCCCAGAATGCCGCCGTCGCCCTGGTGCGCCGCGCAGCAGCGGTCGAGCTGGCCGAGGCCAGTGCCGAGTGGAGCTACCCAACCCGGGATGCCGCAAGCGAAACGCTCGACGCGGTGCATCGGGGTATTACCGAGCAGATAAGCGGCAGCGTGCCGCCGCTGCCACAAACCACCCAACGCCTGGTTTCGCTTCGCGCCGCCGCCGTGCAGGATCTCCGCCGTCGCGGAACCGCGCTGCCATCGCTACGGCACTACACACCTGGTGCGCGCCTGCCCGCGCTGGTGCTGGCTCATCGCCTCTACGGCGACGCCACTCGCGATGCCGACATCATCAGCCGCAACCGCGTGCGCCACCCTGGTGATGTACCGGCTGAACGCCTGGAGGTGCTGAGTGAGTGAACTCGCGCTGATCGTCGACAACACCCGCCACCTAGGCTGGAAGGAAATCCAGATACGCCGCTCATTGGATGAGATGGCCGATTCGTTCGAGCTGGTGCTCTCTGAGAAGTGGGCAAAGAGCGACGGCTCAACGGTCGCGCCGCGTCGCCTGCGCACCGGTGCGCCCGTCGTCGTAGAGATCGACGGCGAGCCGGTGATCACCGGCCATATTGACGACGTGCTGCCGAGCTACGACGCCCGCTCGCACAGCCTGGTCGTTTCCGGCCGCTCGAAAACCGCCGACCTGGTCGATTCATCCAGCACCGCACAGCCTTGGGAAACCGGCCAGACCGTTCTCCAGGTGGCTCAGCGCGTGGCCGAGCCGTTTGATATTGAAGTGATCGCCGAGGTCGACGTCGGCGCACCGCTGCGGGCGCTGGAAGTCGAGCCGGGTCAAACCTTCGGCGAGGCACTGGGCCAGATCGCCAGCTACCGCGCCCTACTATTAGTGGCTGACGAACAAGGCCGCCTGGTGCTGACCCGCCCGCCGCGCGCCACGCTTAAGACTGAACTGGCCCTGGGCGAGAACATTCGCGTAGCCCGTGGCCGTTTTTCCGACCGTGACCGCTTTGGCGAGGTGATCGTCCAGGGCCAAGGCGCGACCGATGACAGCTGGAACGGTGCCCAGGCCAGCGGTGCATCAGGCCGCGCTAAAGACGACGGCATCAAGCGCCACCGCCCGACCCTGGTGCTCTGCGATACCAGCACAGACTCTGCCAGTTGCCGCCAGCGTGCCGAGTGGGAAGTGCGCCGCCGCTGGGGCCAATCGCGCGGCATTACCTACACCGTCGCGGGCTGGCGTCATCAAGACGGCCTATGGCGACCCGGTGACCTGGTGCCGATCCGCGACCCCTGGATGTTCGACGAACCCGTCGAATGGCTGATCACCGAGGTGCAGCTGCTGCTCGATGAGCGCGGCGAACGTGCCGAGATCCGCGTCGCACCGCTAAGTAGCTACGACATTGAAGCCGCACAAGAGCCGGAACGGGAGAGCGACGTATGGTAGGCCGCGAGACAACCAAGCTGCTCAGCCCGGTGTGGCGGCGGTTGCGCCTGCTGATAAGCCGCGCCGTGGTGACGCGCACCGACAGTGCCAAAGGGCTGCAAATTCTCCAGCTCGTCCTGCTGCGCGATGAAACCCGCGAAGTGGAACACATGGAGCCCTACGGCTTCACCGCTCGCCCGCTGCAAGGTGCCGAAGCCGTTGCCGCTGCCGTAGGCGGTGCCCGTGGACACCTGGTTGCACTGGTGGCCACCGACCGCCGCTATCGCAAGAAAGGGCTAGCTAAAGGTGAAGTCGCGCTCTACACGGACGAAGGCGATGAACTGGTGTTTAACCGGGGCCGCATCGTGCGTTTAAACGCCGGTTCAGCAGTCGAGGTCACCGCTCCCCAGGTGACGATCACCGCCAGCACCTCGATCACCCTGGATACGCCCGACGTGTTTGCCACCGGCAACATCAAAGCCCAGGGCGATATCAGCGACGGCACCGGCAGCATGCAGCGCATGCGCGATACCTATAACGATCACGATCACGATGAAAACGACAGCGCTGGCCCGACCGACGCGCCTAACCAGGAGATGAGCTAATGGATATCACCCTGGATTGGCTTGATAAGGCGTTGGACGTCGCGCTGATCGACGGCGACCTGGCCACCGACGACGGCCTGCGCACATCAGTAGCGCTCTCGCTGCTCTGCGACCGCCGAGCAGAGGCAGACGACATCATCCCCGATGGCACCGACAACCGCCGTGGCTGGTGGGCCGATGCCATCGCCGATGAAGACGGCGACCGTTGGGGCAGCCGCCTTTGGCTGCTAGGCCGCGAAAAAGAACTGCCGGAAGTGCGCCGCCGCGCCGAGGCCTACGCCCGAGAGGCGCTCGACTGGCTGCTGGAGGATGGCGTGGCAACCGAGATCGACGTCACCGCAGAGACGCTCGACCGAGACGTGCTCTGGCTAAAAGTGATCATCAAGCGCGGCGATGGCAGCCGCCTAGCCGACCGTTACCAGTACGTGTGGAGTTAATATGCCCTGGCAATCCCCAACGCTAACCGAGCTTGCCGAACAGATCCGTGCCGACATGCGCGGGCGGCTCTCCGACGCCAACCCGGCGCTACGCCGCGCCATGCTTCGCGTGATTGCCGATGTTGACGCCGGTGCCGTTCACGGCCTTTACGGCTACCTGTCGTGGCTAGCCAAGCAGCTGATTATCGATACCGCCGAGGCCGAATGGCTTGAACGGTGGGCCAGCATTTGGCGCATCTACCGCCAGGGCGAAGTCGCGGCCACTGGCCCGGTATTGCTTACCGGTAACCCAGAGGCGCAGCTGCTGGCAGGTGAGGAATTCGAGCAAGACGGCATTCGTTACACGCTTGATGACACCGTCACTTTGGACGAAAGCGGCGAGGCCACCGGAAACGTAACGGCCGTTGAAGCGGGCGATGAAGCCAATCTGACCGCCGGTGAAACCCTACGCCTGGTGCGTGCCGTCAGCGGCATCGACGGAGAAGCCACCGTGGGTGCTGACGGCCTTACCGGCGGTGCCGAGCAAGAGAGCGACGAACGCCTGCGTGAGCGCCTGCTGGAGCGCATCCAGCGCCAGCCCCACGGCGGCAACGCTGACGACTACATCATGTGGGTACGCGAAGCCCACCCCGACATCACACGCGTCTGGGTATCTCGCCACAAGCCCGACATCGGCGAAGTCACAGTGCGCTTTGTATGCGACGACCTGGCCGACATCATCCCCACCCCTGCCGTGGTAGAGGCGGTGGATGAGTACGTCGACGACGTTCGCCCCGTGACCGCTCGCGGGTTCTATGCCGTGGCCCCCGAGGCCGAGCCCTTGAACCTAGCCATTCGCCTCACGCCAGACACCGCTGAGGCGCGCAGCCGTGTGCAGGCCGCCCTGGATGACTTCCTGGGCCAGACCGCTGAACCCGGCGACACCCTCTACCGCGAGCAGCTATCCGGCGTTATCTACGTCGCCGCTGGCGACAGCCGCCACGAGCTGGACTCGCCCAGTGGCAACGTCACCCACAGCGTTAACAAGATCCCGGTGCTTGGAGAGACCACATGGCTCTAAACCGTGACGACTACGCCGGACAGCTCAACGCCCTAGCGCCACCAGGGCGAGCACTGCCCCGCGAGTCGGATAGCCAATGGCAGCGGCTCACCCAAGCGCGGGCGGGTGCGTTTTCACGCGTTGATGGCCGTGCGGCAACGCTGCATGAGGAAGCCGACCCACGCACAACCTCGGAGCTATTGCCCGATTGGGAGCGCGTCACGGCGATGCCCGATCCCTGCGTCACCGGCGAGCAAACCGTCAGTGAACGGCAAGACGCCGTGGTGCGCGTACTCACCGGCACCGGCGGCGCATCACGACCCTACTTTATTGGCCTCGCAGACGATCTCGGCTACGACATCGAGGTCGAGGACTATACAGCCCACACCGTCGGCAGTGACGTAAGCGAGCCGATACGCGGCATCGACTGGCGTTGGGCCTGGACCGTCCGCGCCGCCGAAGAAACCGTGCGCCAGCTGACCGTTAACAGCGGCGTCAACGAAGCCCTGGCCACCTGGGGCAATGAGCGCCTCGAATGCGTATTCGAGCGCCTCGCCCCCGCCCATTCCATCCTGATCTTCGCCTATGGAGAAACCTCATGGTAGATCGTGTCTACGAACGCAACGCCTCAGACTTGGCACCTCAGCCACCGACCAACCCGAGCAGCGGCTACCCCACCGCCGGTAACCCCGCCCAGGGCATCCCCGCAACCCTACCGGGGCCGTACTGGTACCACATGATTACCGAAAGCCTACGGCGAGTCGTCGTGGAAGCGGGCCTAACGCCGGATCATGAGGATCTCGATCAAGTTGTCGAGGCACTGCAAGCCATGGGCATGGGCACCGCCCAATTTCAAAACTATTCGAGCCTACGCACCTACTCCACCGGCGAAACCTGCCGAGGCTCCGACGGCCACTTCTACGAATTCTACGACCGCGATGGTGACGGCACGGTTCAAGACGTCGATCCCACCGACAGTGCCAATAGGCCTCACATCTGGATGCGCTGGGACGGCGTGCGCCCGGCCACCGTCATCGAATGGCGCAGCGAAACAATCCCCGAGGGCTACGTCAAAATCATCGGCGACGACATCAGCCGAAACGACTACCGACGCATCTTTGATGCGTGGGGCACAACTTACGGCGAGGGTGACGGCGAAACGACGTTTGGAACGTTTGACGATAGGGGCGAGTTCAAGAGGGGCTGGGATGATGGGCGAGGCGTCGATTCAGGGCGTGTGCTCGCTGACCATCAACTGGATCAGATGCAGCAGATTACGGGATCGGTCGGAGATCTTGTTACGAGGGGTGCTGGATTAACGACCGAGCAGGGCGCGTTTTCTGGGCAGTATATAGAAGACTCCGGAGCGGCACAGGGCAACGATCGATCGTATGAGAAAATTTATTTCGACTCCGCAAACTCTCCCGACGCGAGAACCGGCGACAGCACATACCCACGCAACAACGCAGTAATCTGGCTCACCAAAATTTAAACGAGGCCACTATGCTTATTTGGGACATCAACACGTCAGACGGCACCGCAATCAATCCCGCTGGCCGCAACGCGCCTATCGAACCGATGCGCGAGACGCCGCGCCTACCGGCGGGCGCTACAAACGTCCAACGCCCTGAAACCGGCGAGCATGAAGAAGCGGTGTTTCATTTCGACGCTAATGAGTGGGAGGTCGTTGCTGACTACCGTGGCCACATCTACTGGACGGCCGACTGTAAGAAGCACGAAATCAAAGAACTCGGCACAGAGCCACCTGATGACGCCCTCGACGAAGCCCCGCCGGAGCCGCTGGCCGACGTCGCTGCTCGCAAGCGCCGCGAGATCGAGAGCGCCCGCAAGTCTGCTGAGGCCCAAGGTGTCGAAGTCAGCGGTATCCGCTACGCAGGCGACCCTGGCAACCGCCAGGCTATACGCGAAGCGCTAGAAGCCGCCGAGGATAAAGGGCAAGAGGTATTTGCACGCTGGAAAGATAGCGATAACGCCTGGCATATCGACCACTCTGTTGCCGACGTCTGGGATGCACTACGCGCCATCGCCGCCCGCCGGAGCGAGTTGATCAACCAAGAGGGAGAGCTAAACGCCCAGATCGATGCGGCCCTGGAGGCCGATGACCGCGCGGCACTGGAAAGCGTCGCGTGGACAGACGGTTAAGACAGAGAATATCCCTGTAGAGGGCCGCACGATGTGGTTCTCTGCCACGGGATACTGCAAATCAACACCCGTTTATCCCCCTGAAAAGGGGCCAACATCAGAAGGGAGTGACCACCGGCGGTGCGGACACACCAACAGTGGCCACCAACAAGCAGAACACACCTGCAAGCTGGCCAAGACTCCCCCGCCTCGCGAGGCGTTAGAGAGTCTAAGCCAAACGTTAGAACGTTAGAAGGCTTGACAGAGTGTTAACTGAAATCCGTTGTAAACAGTGCAGCCGCAAGCTGGCCACCGCCAGCGACTATCGATTCATTGAAATAAAGTGCCCGCGTTGTAAGCACGTAAACCAGCAGAGAGCCACGAGCTCCAAACCACCAAAGGAGATGCCTCGTGGCTAACCCAATCATTCCCTGGATGGGCGGCAAGCGCCGCCTTGCAGACAAAATCTTTGCGCTAATGCCGCCGCACCAATGCTATGTAGAGCCCTTCGCAGGCGGCGCAGCGCTCTATTTCTTACGGCCAGCACCTGCCGAAGTCGAGGTGCTCAACGACGTCAACGGCGATCTGGTCAACCTATACCGTGTCGTGCAGAACCACCTTGAGGAGTTCGTCAGGCAGTTCAAGTGGGCGCTTTCCAGCCGCCAGGTGTTCGAGTGGCTCAAGATGACACGGCCGGAAACGCTCACTGACATCCAGCGGGCAGCCCGCTTCTACTACCTACAGCAAAACGCCTTCGGTGCCCGCATTGAAGGCCAGAGCTTTGGCACCGCTACCACCACGACGCCAGGCTTAAATCTGTTGCGGCTGGAAGAGTCGCTATCTGCCGCTCACCTACGTTTGTCCAGTACCTATATAGAGCACCTAAGCTGGCAAGACTGCATTGAACGCTACGACCGCCCACACACCCTCTTTTATATGGACCCGCCCTACTGGCAGACAGAAGGATATGGGGTACCCTTTGGCATAGAACAGTACGAGGAAATGGCACGCATGCTGGCCAAGCTCAAGGGCAAGGCCATCATCAGCCTCAACGACCACCCAGACATCCGCCGGATCTTCGCGGACTACCACATCGAAACCACCGACATCCGCTACACCGTCGGCGGCGGCAAAGGCTCAGACGCCAAAGAGGTGCTGATCTTCAGCTGGAATGTGGAAGCGGAGCCAGCGGGGCTGTTTTGAGGACAAATTAAAATCAATGAGATGGGGATTTTATAATGACAGGTATTGGTGAAGCAGTAGCAGCAGTAAGAGGAGCTTATGCCCTTGCTCGGTCGGCAAAGGACATAACGGATAAGGTCAAGCTGGACACTGCCGTGAGCGAGGTACTGGATGCGTTGGGGAATGCCCAATCTGCATTGCTGGAGCTACAGCAGCAGCACTTCGAGCTGATCGACGAGAACAGAGAGCTGAAGGCCAAGATGAGCAGGGAGGAGCGCTTTGACCAGTACCGTCTAAAGGAGACGCCCCAGGGTGGTTTTATCTTAGAGCTTAAGGATGAGTACGTAACCGCAGATAACCCGCCACACAATATTTGCCCAGTCTGTAAAGAAGAAGGCAAGCTATCAGTTATGCCAAAAGGGAGGAATCATTACTCATGCTCGGCATGTGATTATAGTGCCGAGCACACACAACCCGTATGGCCAGTTTAGCTCTATGCCAATTATCCCGCTAAATGCTGCAAGCTAGGCACAATTCTTCTATGCCAATTATCCCGCAACCTAGTGCCAAATGCGGCGCGCGGTTACACCAACAAGATGGGACGGTGTGGTTGCCAGATTGCCGCGCATCGGCAACCAAATGGCAACCAAGCACTAGCGAAAACCAGCTCTAATCTCTGTAACCACTTGATTTCATTGGTGGGCCCAGTAGGACTTGAACCTACGACCAAGGGATTATGAGTCCCCTGCTCTAACCAACTGAGCTATGGGCCCGAAAGGCGTGCATATCATAGCGAATGTGGTGGGGCGAGGCCAGCCCCCGTTGGGGCTATCTTGTCATTTAGGCGGCACTTTTTGCCGGTTAGCGGGTCTTGAGAGGAGCCCTTTCTAGAAAGGCCCTTGATAAGGAGATACGCTTTGAAAGCATTGATGGCGCTTTTTTCGCTGCTGTTGGCGGTGCCAGCACAGGCGGACTGGCAGTTGGACCCTGGCCGCTCGAACGTGCAGGCCTCCATTACCCAGCTGAATGGCGAGGCACCGCAAACCCATCACCATCAGGTTCGCGACCTGCAGGGCGATATCTCCGCCGATGGCACGCTGCGCCTGCCGCTCAAGCTCAGCCAGACGGATATGCTGACGCGCTTTGGCGAGCTGCCCACCTGGGCCGAGATGCTGGCCAACACCACCCTGGTCACGCTGGTGGCGCAAATGCCGCCCGAGCGGTTGGACGCGCTGGATATTGGCGAGTCGCTGGTGGAAACGCTGACCTTTCGCGTACAGAGCGACCTGGTCAACCAGGAAGAAGCCGTGCCGCTGCGCTTCACCCGCGAGGGCCTGAATGAAGTACGCGTCACCCATGCCGAACCCATGGCCTTGGATGGCCGCGCGCTGATGGCCAACGCGACGCTGCGCAGCGTGCTCTCGCTGCTGGGCTACCAGGAGATCGACGAGCACGTGCCGGTCACGCTGGATGCGCGGCTGGTTAACCGTTAAGCGCTTATTGTTTCGGCGTCTCCCATCTCTGCCTCGCCGGTTTGCACCCGCCATTGGGCGGCATAGTGGCCGTCTTCCGCCAGCAGGCTTTGATGGGTGCCGCGCTCGACCACTCGGCCCTTTTCAATCACCACAATTTCATCGGCGTGCACGATGGTGGAAAGCCGGTGGGCGATCATGATCACCGTGCGCCCGTGGGCGATACGTTTTAGCGAACGCTGAATAGCGGCTTCGGTTTCGTTATCGACCGCACTGGTGGCTTCATCCAGCACCAGGATCGGCGGGTCTTTAAGCAGCGCACGGGCCAACGAAAGCCGTTGACGCTGGCCGCCGGAAAGCCGCACGCCCCGCTCGCCTACCGGCGTGTCCAAACCTTGGGGCAAGGTTTCGATAAAGCTCCACGCCTCGGCGGTTTTGGCCGCATCGATAATCGCCTCGTCATCAGCGTCTGGCTTACCGTAGGCGATATTGTCGCGAATGCTGCCTTCGAACAGGTAGACGTCCTGGCTGACCAGGCCAATTGATTGGCGCAGCGAGTGCATACTCACGTCCATGACCGGCTGGCCGTCGATCAGCACCCGCCCGCTTTCGGGGTCGTAAAAGCGGAGTAACAGCTTCACCAGCGTCGACTTGCCGGAACCGGTGGCGCCGACCAGCGCCAGGGTATGCCCGGCAGGCGCGTGGAGATCAATCCCGTCAACACCGACGTCGCTTGACTTGTAATGAAAGCTCACCGACTCGAAACGCACCTCGCCCTGGACGGGCTGGGCCAGCGGTGTAGTGCTGTCGTCTTTCACCGTGATGGGCTCTTCCAGCAGGTCGAGGATGCGCTTGGTGCTTGCCATGGCGCGCTCGAACAGGTCAATCACCTGGGCCAGGCCAGTCAGCGGCCACAGCAGGCGCTGGGTCAAGAACACCAGCACGCCGTATGCGCCCACGTTCAAATTGCCGTTGAGCGCCATCATGCCGCCGACGGTAAAGGTGGCCAAAAAGCCCGCCAGAATCGCCATACGGATGACCGGAATAAACGCCGAGCTGACCTGAATCGCCCGACGGTTGGCATCCACGTAGGCTTCGCTGGCAGCGCGCAGGCGCTCGGCCTCGCGGTCTTCGCTGGTGAAGCTCTTGATGGTGGCAATACCGCTCAGGTTATTGGAAAGGCGGCTGGCCAGATCGCCGACCTTTTCACGTACGTCGCTGTAAAGCGGCCCGGCCTTGCGCTGGAAGTAGAACGCCCCCCAGATAATCAGCGGGATAGGCGTAAACGCCAGCAGTGCAATCAGCGGCGAGAGCACGAAGAAGACCGCCCCGACGGCGACCACCGTGACGCCCACCTGAATCAGCGCGTTGGCGCCGCCATCGAGAAAGCGTTCGAGCTGGTTGACGTCATCGTTCATGGTGGCGACGAGCTGGCCGGAACTTTTCGACTCAAAAAACGCCATATCCAGCCGTTGGGCGTGCTCGTAGGTGTCCTGGCGCATATCCGCCTGCAGCCGTTGGGCGAGATTGCGCCACAACACCTGGAACAGGTACTCGAACAGCGACTCCCCCGCCCAGATAAAGAAGGTCAGCACGGCGAGAATGGTGATCTGCTCCTGGGGCGTTTCAAAGCCTAGCCGCGCCACAAAGCTTTGTTCCTGGTTGACCACCACGTCGATCGCCACGCCGATGAGAATCTCTGGGGCGATATCGAACAGCTTGTTGACGATGGAGCAAACGGTGGCGGCGATAATCCGCCGCCGGTAGCCTTTGGCGTAGCGCAAAAGGCGCAT